TCAGCGATAGTAGTAAGCTGTGCTTTTCTCATATACACATAAGAGCCGTCATTTTGAAGAACGATAATGTCAACATCTCTCTGGCCAGAAGCGATAAGTGAAATCTTTCTTGATTTAGAAGCGTCTCTACCGTGGATAGGTAGTGTTAATGTTTCAGTGAATAGTACACTTCCATCATCAGCTTTAGTGTAATCTTCAGAGAATGTAGCTAAATTCTTTCTGAATTCAATCTTCTCGAACGTTACTGCACCAACAAGTGCTAAAGCTGTGTATGTATGCGCAGATACTGATAAAGTGAATGCAGAGAAGTCAACGTTCTCTGAATCGTTTATATAGATTGTTTGATTCAATCCACCTATAGCGGATACACAACCTTTTTCAATTGACTCTAAGTCATCACAATTTAATGCCATAATTTTATATTTTTTTTTGTTTATAAAAAAAGGGTGAGCAATACACTCACCCTTTTTTTTGTTAATTATTATTTTTTATCGCTTCTATTATGATGCGTTATAATATGCGGTTTCAGCACCGTCATTCAAAATTGGAAATCCAAATTTCATTCCGATACGAGCTCTAAGGATAGGCTCTGCAGTAGTGTCAATCATATTTACAATCTTTAATTTCTTTGCATCACCTTCGCCATCGAAGATGTAACCGAAAGATTGAACAGAACCAGCGATGATATAATCATCATTCATACCTGGTTGAACTGCGATTGTATAACCAGCAAATTTAAGGTCTAAATCTCCAGTGTAGTTAAAGTTGTTGTTTAATCCTAATGTTGCTAATTGGTAATAGAAAGCATTAGTTTCACTCATATAGATTCTAACATCCTTTTTATTTCCTTTTACAGCCTCTGGAAGAGTTCCAATAAGAGCAGTAAGAGTAGCAATGATGTTTGAACTAGTTACAGTAGCACCAGTAGTTTCTGTTGAACCTGTTGCAGCAGCAATATTTTTGATATAACCATCACAAACTTTGTTTGAAGTATCACCAGTTAAATTAGTATCACCATTCCATCTAATAGATTGAACTTCACCAGCAACAGCTTCGCTAAGTTCACTCCAGAAATATGAAAGGAATTCATTTTCTTGCCAGTTTGCATCTCCTGCAGACATTTTCATACTTACATAAGAAGATTCTAAATCAAATTGACAAACCTCCAGCATTATGTCAGCGGGACAAACTGACACTGTTTCAGCATCAAGAATTGTATCAGTGTCGCTCCAAGAACAACCAGCAGTTTTGATTAAGTTAGTAAATGTGTTTTTTGCTATTTTAGTAGATTCTTTAACACCTGGTATAGACCTGAAGTTATTTGCTACATTCTCTTGAATATATGATTTTGCAAAAAATTCTGAAGGATTTGGGCATAGTAACGCATTAGTTTCTACGTCTAAATCAAATTTTAATTTTCTCATTTCTTTGTTTGTTTGTTTGTTTTTAAATATTGTATTAATTATTTTTTTAACACTTTTTTGGATTAGCTTCTAGCTGCCCACTCGTTAAACGCTGTTAAAACGTTGGTAAATTTTTGTTTGTTCATAACTATTTCTCCTTCTTCTTCAACAACTTCTTCTTGTTTAAGGTCAGCGATTTCAGCTTTAAGGTCAGCAATCATTTGATAAACCTCTTCCATTTTGTCAGCTGGTGCTTCTTCAACAATCTCAGCAACTTCAGCAATTGCTTCTTCAACAACTGGCTCTGCCAATTCTTCTTCAACAACTTCTTCAGCAACTGGTGCAGCTAATTCTTCCTCTACTACTTCCGCAATAGGTTCAGCTAATTTTTCTTCTTTTGGAGACTCTTCTAATGTAACTTCTTCTTCGATTACTTCTTCGGACATTACTTCTTCTGCAACTGGTGCAGCTTCTTTAACAACTTCGGTGATAACACCAGACTCGATAATTACAGTTTCTTTAGCACCGTCAACCATTGTGTCAACCTCACCAGAGAAGTCCTCAATTGGACCAGCAGTAATATCTTCAACAACAATAACTGAAGCACCTTCAGCAAGTTCCTCAGCAACCATTATCAAATCATCGTTTTCAATTACTTCTTCCATCTTCTTCATTGAAGCTGATTTAAAAGTTCTTTTAAATCCAACAAATTTCTTTTTGTTTTTCATCTTACTTAATTTTGATTTTTTATTTTTATTTTCATCTTCAACTAAAGACATACCTAAATACCCTTCAAGTGAAAATCCTGTTTGTCCATTAGCAACTAACTCTTCAAATTTTTCTATTGAGTTGAATTGCTGAACAACGAAGAAAGTACCTTCTGGAACATCTACTCCATATGATTCCTTAATCATCTTAATCTTATTTACATCGTCAACAAGGATAGCTTCTAGTATATAACTATCAACCATATCATCTTCGTGCTCTAAATTGAAAACACCACCGCCTTTACTCGATAATCCTTTCATAAATTTCTTTGCTATCTTCTCAATGACTTGAGTAGTGAACGTTAACATATACTCACCGTCTTCATCATTTCTAAAAACATCATCTGGCACCATCACTGGAGCTGCTATTCTATATTTCTTTGAATCTGTGAAACGCATTTGTTTCTGTTCTTTACTAGAAAATGCAACACCCTTGATAAACGCTGGGTTCTTTACATTTGAGATTAAATCAATACCAAGAACTTCTCCGTTCTCACCGTATTCATCGTCAATCGTAACGTTATATATAGGTAGGCTATTTTTTAGCATATTTCTTTTTTAAATATTGTATTAATTATAAAAATGTCATTTTACGTTGGTTGCTACAATATTTGAAAAGAACAAATTATGAGAAAATACGATGTTAAAGGTTCAATTGAAACCTTAAGAACTCTTCCAAGTGAGATTACTTTAAATGAATTCATTAAAATAACAACTACTGATGGTGGTGAAGCAAGATTAGACTATAACTACTACTTGAATTCATTTGGAGTATTAGGTTTAACTGAAAGTTTTTTAGATATTATGGACATCAAGACATTGGTTGAGATAATTAAGGACTTCCAAGAGGACTTTGTTCCAGCCGAAACTCTTCCAAGAACAATTACTATTGAAGGTAAAGAATTTTCCGCTTTTAAGGAAGGTGAAGAATTTGTAATGAATGCAAGAAACTTCGCTTCTATTGAAAATAGGATGAAAGAAGATGGTAGTGGTTGGATTTCATATGCAATGGCCATTCTTTTTAGAAAAGAGAATACACCAGATACTGAACATAAATCAGAAGCACATACAAGATATAAGCAAGTAATCTTTGGGAACGAAATGACTATGGATTTTTGTTTACCATATGTTATGGCTGTCTCTAAATCTTATTTGGAGAACATTCAAATGTTAGCAACTATAAAATAATGATAAAACTACCAACGAGTTGGCTAGAAGTATCATTTGTAACGTATTTAGAATTATTAGAAGTTGATTCAAATGAAGAAACTCCCTTTTTTACTAAATCCTTAGAGAAATTATGTATACTTTCAGAGTCTGATGATTGGGAAGATGAAACATCTACCACCATCTATACTGCCATTAAGGAGAATGAATGGTTATTGTCAAGACCAGACTCAAAGTTAACTGAATCATTCGATGATTGGAATCTTAAACCATATATGAAATATACACTTGCGGAATGGATTGACCTTGACAAGTTTATATCAACCCAATCATATGAAAAGATAGTGGCATTAGCGTACCGTAGAACCAATAAAGATGAGTGGGGTAATACAATCTATGAACCATATCAATTCAAGTGTTCAGAACGTGCTAATGAGTTTATGGAAGTACCAGTTAATACTGTGTTTGGTTCTATTGAAGGTGCAATTAAGTTTAGAGCCAATGTCTTGGATAAATTCAGCAAGTTATTCGGTTCACTGGAAGATGAAAATTTCGAAGAAACAGAAGAGGATAGACAATATCTAACCCCAAATGAAATTGAAGAGCAGAGAGAAGAGATAAAGAAGGATAACGTCAAACGTAAGTATGCTTGGGAAAGTCTGCTTGATGGTGTTAGCGGTGGTGATTGGTCTAGGGTTGAAGCTATCTTAGAATTACCAGCTGTATTCGTATTCAATATGATGGCAATGAAAGAAGTCTATGCTGACAAATCTTAATCAAGCATTTCTAACAATACTATATCTGCAAATAAATTACCAATACCTTCTTCAACCATTGGAAGATTAAGTACATAATCAGTAATCTCATATTTCAAATCTATCTCGTCAAAGTAATCTGTTGACATAATATCAATATCATAACCATTGCTAGTGAATTTAATACTTGATTTGATTGTGCTAAGCATTGCGCCTGTGTCAATCAAATCAAGTTCCTTAATCCTATTCTTAAGTTCAGTGGTAATTAACTGCTCAAGCCTATTCTTCTCAACTTCTATTTTAGCATTCGTTTTCATTATAATCCAAGTTCTGCTAATGTATATGTTCTACAAACAAGTGCTTTATAGTTACCATTTTTCCCACCTAAACTTGTTCCTGTATTTAAGAAGAACAATCCAACAGTTGCGCTATCTGTTGTAGAGCACCATAATCTGTCAGATGCTCCTGTGTATGGGAAATTGAATGGTGGGTAATTGAAATAATTTCTTGCAATACCAAGATTCTGAATGTTATTCATCTGTTTGTAATTTGGTACATACCATCCAGATAATGTTGCTCTAGTATAAGGTTGTCCAGCTAATTGAACAGTTAATGTTGTGTTTGAATTAGCGACTCTATAATAACATAGAACAGTAGAATCTACTTGATTCCAAGTAGACCAATCAACAACAACGTCACTCGTATAACCACTTCCTCCAATGTCATCAGTAAATCTATTGGTATTACCAAAGCCATTGTTGAAATCAAGAGTGTAGAAATCAACACCACGACCAAAACCTAAATCACCGTCATCACCAGTTACCCAATTAAGTCCACCAGTTCTAAATAAATTAGCTGTATTATATACTATTGTTCCACCAGAAGTATATCCACTTAGGTTAATATCAATGGCTGCTGGATAAGTTAAATCACCACTACCAGTAGTTACTGTTATATCAGATAGGATTAAATCACCACCACTTGCTACAGTATTACTATATGAATCATCAGAATTAGTAATTGTACCAACAGCACAAGTTGGGTCAGATGGTACTGGAGAACCACTAAATGGTATTTTACAAGTACCATAAGAAGGCACATCAATTGAAATATCAAAATACCAACCAGTAACATCAGTCATTAATTCAGAAGAGAATGTATATGCTTGTGATATATTGGTTACATCAACAGGTAAATCCTCGTACCTTAAGTAAACATCTAGGTCAGTTAAGATTTGATTCGTCTTGCTTCTAAGGTCGCTTACATTTGACCTATCTTTCATCAGTCTGTCGTACACATATATACGCATCCCAAACGAATTCATTTGCCAATCATAAGTATTATTTTCTGGTGCAACAAACATCACTGGGAATTTATCTTCCTTAGATGTCATCTCACTCATTTGGTCCTCATCCTCAGCGATGAATCTTCTCACATCAAGATGTGCATTAGCAAACGCCTCAAGTATATTGAGTACTCCGTTGTATGTATAGTTCTTATCTTGTATCATTTTCTAAATTTATAATTGTGCTGATTCTGTATAATTCGCAACTCTTCTTTGTACGTCAGTTATTGCTGTTTCACTAATAACCACTTCTGTTCTTATTGTTGTACCACCACCAGCACCTACGTTATTTCCACTACCATCTCCATTATTGTTGAAGTTGATGTTAGGACCAGTTGGACCATTTGGAACTTGTTGTCCAGTTGAAGTACTTCCACCAGCACCTATTCCGCTTGGAGCAGTTGGAGATAAACTACCACCACCACCACCACCGTATCTTGCTGATGCGATTTTAGCCATTGTAGCAGCTGTGCTTGAAATAGCGAATGCTAATGAAGCAATACCAACTGGGTTAGGTGCAGCAGCAATTGCTACTGGTGCTGCTGCTAATGAAGTCGTTATTGCTCTAGCACCATCAATAGCTGCCATAGATAAGTTTAAAGCTTTTTGAACGTAGAATTGTCTCTTCGCTCTCTTTTCTTTACTTACTTCATCTTGTTTACCAAAACTATTTGATAAAGCAAATATACCACTAGCTAACTCATTAGCTGAATTGGCATAATCTTGAGCGATACCTAACTTACCATCAACTTCTTGAACTTTAAGGTCCCTTAATTTATCGGACAAGTCTTGTTCAGATGCAAGATTGTAAGAATCGAATTCATCCTTATCAATTTTGCCTTGGTCATAATATTCTTTTAATAACTTTTGTTTTTCAGTTAAGAAAATCTTCTCAGGTATTATTTTATCATCCTCTTCTGGTATAGATTCCTCTTCGTCATCAAAAGTGATTGAATCATCCATTGATTTAATCCATTCTGTGTAAGATAAATACTCAGCCTTCATTATCTCGATGGTTTCAACCATCGTATCTTTAGCATCATTTGCTCTACTCTCGTGTTGCTCTCTTAAGAATTTAGTGATTTTATTCTCAGCGAATTTTACACTACGTTCGTTTTCGGCAAGTAAATCATTTGCTTTGTTTTGAAGTAAATCGAGGTCAATCCCTCTTAGCTTCATTTGTTCTTTATAATCTTCTACAGATTGTCCAGACAATTCAGCTTCTGTTCTATAGTATTCTACCCAGTTTTCTATCTTCTGTCTGTTAGCTTCTAATACAGCTTCTAATTTTGCTTTCTCAGCTTCAAGAGCCTTTGTAGTTACCTCAGTAGTTGATTCACCGTTAGCCTCAAGCGTATCCTTTTCAAGTTCAAGTGCTTTTAAAACATCATCCTTTGCTGAAATTATTGCATCTCGTTCTTCATCAATTGCTTCTAACTCTTTGCTAAGTGCAATATTCTTTGCTGTTATCCTCTTTTGTTCTTTCTTTGCGTTCTCCGCTCTTACTTTTTCTAAATCACCTTCTTTATCCTCCATTAAACCAAGCATCTTTAATAGATTGGTAAATGGTGTTAATAACCACATTATAACATCACCAAGACTCTTGAATGAGTTAATGAAATCCATTATTGGTTCTTGGAATGCAATAAATGCCGCAACAAGCAAGCCTATGCCAACCACTATTAACATAATAGGGTTTGCGCTCATCACAAAATTAAGTGCAGCTTGAAGTACAGTTTGAACCTTTGTTACACCACCAAGTAATTTAATAGCGCCACTTACAGCTTCAATACCACCAACAACACCCATTGTAATAGATGCACCAGTAGCAAGTGTTTTAAAGAACTCTTCTGCATCATCACCACCACCAAACGCAAGAGCGGCAGCAGTAGCTATCGCACCAAGTCCACCAGCAATTTGAGATAAACTACCAGAGACGTGACTGTAATCCTTCTTCCCAACTTCTTCTAATTCTGTATTAGCTTGAGATAGTTTGCTAGTAAGCATATCAGCCTCTGATGACAAAGCTTTGAATTTACTTGGGTCACTAGCTTCATCCATAGATTGATTAATCCCGTCTAATTCAGATTTTATCTCTCTTAGACCAGTCGCTTCAATCTTTATTGTTTTCGTAATATCAGCCATTGTTTATGATTTTATACGTTTAATGTTATTGTCACCCAACCTCTTGTGCCTGAGCCATCGAAATCTGTTGAATCGAACGCTGTACCAGTTCTAATACCTAACACAATATTAGTTGTATCAATAGCAGAGACACCTAATATTGTTTGAAATGTAGCAAATGGATTAGTTGAATCATATATTGTTGTGACAGCATCATTTTGAACAATTAAACTAACTTCTCTAATATTAACAAATGATGCTCCAAGTCCATGTGCAACGTTAAATGTTGCTGTTCCAGCTGCAGACACATTCATATTCCAGTTAGTGATTGTGTATTCAACTTTTATAAACTTTGGTCCAGTTTTACCAAATTGCATACCATCTTGTATAATTAAAACTGGTGAGATTGTTGTTCCTGTTGTTCCAAATCTTGCCACATCAGTACCAGATTGTTGTATGCTTATTTCAGTTGCTGAATTAATATCACCATCAACCACAAGTTCATCACCACTATCAATGATTAAATTATTACCACCAGTTTCATTTCCTTCTGCAAGAATCTCATCTAATGTAGAAGTCGGAATACCTGTAACGGTACCTAATATTGATAGGTTATCCCCAACACTAATAACTAAATCAGTTCCAGATGTTGTATTACCTTCTACTAATGTTTCAGCTAATGTTTCAGCTGTTAAACCACTTATTGAACCGTTGATAACTAATGTGTCACCAGATGATATGATTAAATCACTACCATCAGTTTCGTTTCCAACAACCAATACAGCATCAAGTCCAAGTGTTCCACCAGTTATTCCAGATTCTAACTCAAAAAAGTTATTATCTAATTCAGTATATGTTAGTGGTGAACCTTTTGTATTTCTATAAATTATTGCCATTTTCTTTCTTTTTAAATATTGTATTATATTAGTAATTCTATCATTTTATTAATCTGGAATATATAAAAAGCTAATCCAGCCACGATTATAACTTGTGCTATTAAATGAAGCACTATCGAAAACAGAAGCAGTTGAAGTAGCTAAAGCAAAGAATGAAACATTCCAACCATTGAATATTCCACTGGTTGTAACACCATCATATCCACCTAACAATTTATAGTATACTGTATCTGCATCATTTCTGATTACTATATTTGGTTCAGAAACTGTTTTCCATTCAGTGGCTGATAGTCCGTGATTCACACTTTTTAATAAACTTCCACTTCCACCACCACTAGCATTCATATTCCAATCACCAATAGCTAAACGCTTAAGTACGAATACTACTGGTGAGCCATCATCATCTATTCCTAATTGGGTTATCCCATTTTTTAATCCACTCATAATTCTTTAATTTTATACTATTTTATTTCCATCTATTTTAACAATCCAATCGAATGTTGTTGCTATTATACCAGTAACTCTTATCCTCATCACACCTATACCACCAGATGTTGTTAATTCGATATCACTATCTTCTGTTGACGTTACGTGCTCACGCTCATATACATTATTAACCTGTGTTGGTGCTGAAACACCATTACCTTTAATTAATAACTCACTATTCTTATAGAAGTATTGTGAACCAGCACCTTTACCAACCACTTTAATATTATATAAGTTTAAGCTGGTATCATTCATTGGAATTTCTCTTATTGTTGTTACGGTTGCATCTGTAGTTGTTGCTGTATAAATTGATAAACTACTATTGAAAGACCCATCATCAATAAATGACACAGGTTCTGTGAATAGTGTTCCAGCTTCATTAACTTCAACTCTTTTTTCCCCATCATAACTAACTGTTGTAGCAGCTTCATTAACTTCAACTCTTTTTTCCCCATCATAACTAACTGTTGTAGCAGCTTCATTAACTTCAACTCTTTTTTCCCCATCATAACTAACTGTTGTAGCATCGTTAGTGAATTCAATCACTGGGTTACCACTATAACTTAACGTTGTATTAGTCACATCAACACTTGTTCCACTCATTTGAATAGTTTTACCAGTACTGAATATAACTTCTTCCGCATTGATTTGTAGTTTAGTAGTATTCATTGTAGTTGTTGTAGCGGTTGTTCCACTATCAACAATATCGTAAGTAAATATGATATCCGAAATTGGGTTATCATAGTAACCTGGTTCCACATATCCATCACCAACATATTTTGGATTATATACAAGTCCATCTGGTTTGAATACCACTTGACCTAATTCATCAGATTGAGTTAATGCTCCATTGGATAAAACAGATGCATCATTGCTTAAACTAAGCTTAGTGCTCGTTAAACTGGCACCACCGATGTAGTATCCACTCTCAGTTGGGAATAGATTATCTCCAACAACGTAACCTCTGAAGTTATTCGGCAAGTTATTTCCTGTCCCTTGGTTTTGAAGAGTGTTAACACCCGTTCCAAAGATAGATGTGATTGTATTTCTTGTCTGTGTAATATGAGATAAACCACCTTGTTGTCCGATTACTGGTCCAGTTGGCCTATTCGGTCTAATCGGAACTCCGCTGTTAGTTTCGACTTGCGTTTGTTTAACATCTCTGCCAATTGGCAATAATCTTAAATCATCTTCAATTGTTAATAACTCAATCAATGTTGGTAAATTGCTATTAGCATCGTAATCAGCAACCTTATTAATATAGAAGAATGACTCCTTCACCTTCAATATATCATTTAGCTTGATACCTTTAAAATCCTCCTCGGTTAACCAGAAATAAGCTTTAAGCATCTTTCCAGAGTTCATTTGAGAAAGTGTACGTCTCCAGTGATTTACATATAGATTGTTGTTTGTAAGGTTTGCTGGGTCGTAAGCGTAATAATCAGGTTGTGCATACTCAATTGAGAAATCAGCATCATATGGTTTATCAAGTAATCCGATGTAAGGGTAGCTAGTGAATGAATATGTATCATCTACACTCTCTTTAATTTTAAAGGTGTTACAAGCATATGCACCACCATCAATCATTATCCTTGTGTTGAATTTGAAATCAGGAGATAGTATAGGTAATACAGCACCGAATGATGAAACAGCATTTACTGTTGATGAGAACTTTTCATCATTTCTTTTAATACCTTTAACGTTCTCATTTTCGAATGTTACTTCAACTTGAGCATATGTTTCATTGGTTTCATTCTTATAGGCCGTTAAAACAGGGTCCTTGTCATCATCAGCATAGCTTAATATAAGTTTTTTAGATGAAATCTCTGGAATGAAGAACGTTTCTTGAGGTATTTCTTTACATAATTTAGTGGTAAAATCCTTTACCTCACCATCATCATAGAAACTATCTCTAGTTTTGTAGATAATATTACGTGGATTATTTGGGTCAATATCAGCATATAAGTTATATTTTTGATAAATTGATTTTAGGAAATTACTTTGCAAAAATTTCTTAGGTATGAAGTTTTGTAAATTAATCTCACTATTTGGAAGTAAACCACTATCAGTTGAAGGTGCTATCTCAATAGATATATTATCAACAAATAATCTATAGGCAAATGTATTGTAGTGAAGCGTATCTTCTTTATGGAATCTTTGAATACCAGCTAAGTGCGGTAATTCTAATTGCTCGTGTAGTGTCATTTCAGATGCTGGTCCAATATCAGTTACGTTGATTAAATATGATTGGCTACCACCACTACAAACAACTCTTGAAGAATTAGTTGGAATGACAAAACTACCATTATATTTAACATAACCATCTTCATATCTCCCTACATCTACCCCAGCCATGTCTGGGTAATATGTACCAAACGTATTGTATGTATCTGGTTCAAGGAAAACAGTACCTCTAACGGTACCCACTTGGTCTCGAATCGAAAGCATTGGTCTAATAGCGTTTAAATCTTCATAAGGAGTTCCACTATCCATATCCCACCAACCATTATATATATCGAAAGCTTCAAAATTATGTGCTTCTAATCTCCAATCTAATGTTACCTTATATTGAATAGAAGATGGTGGATTAACGATAAGGTCATTATCATATGTTGATGTTGATGCTGAATATAGGTCAAGAGGGTCAACTTCATTCTCACTAACCTCAAGTACCTTTGCGCTAGTTGAAGGTAGACCATATAAATCTTGAAAGATTTCAACTCTTTGTTCAAAACCTAATTTATCAGCCTCAATTATTCTTCCAGACATAACGTCATCACTAATCTTCTTAACGTCACCACCGTAAGGTATGATTAATTTATCAAATTGGATAGTACTTGCAGATATTGAATCCCACTCATAGCTATAACCATTTTGTTGGTGGATTCTATCAAAGTATTGTTTGGCATAAATACCAGGCATAAACTCTTGGATTGAATATTCATTACCTCCTTCGATATATGGCATTACATATTTGTAACCATCAACTTGTGTGTGTGTAAATGAATCTGAAATATTGGCCACTGTGTAGTCGTGAGTAAATGTACCCCAACCTTTAAGGTCACTTAAGTACTTATTGTTAATATCCTTGAAGAAATCAGAAACACTATTTCTAATCTGAACTTCATATTCAATCTCGTCATACATTTCTTCACCACGATTCTCATTGGTGACAACTTTCATCAATCTTAGATAAACATTATCGAATACAATAACACCGTTTTGAATAACAGTACACATTTGAATCTTGTTAATATCAAACTTACCACTCTCAACGTTCAATTTGAAGTAATTATTTAACATTAAGCTATTATTCTTCGAACCTGGTAGCTTAATCGTTTTTGAAAACGACCCAGAACGAGAAGATACATCACGTATATCACTAATAGACTTTGTGATAGGAAATGCAGTACCTTCCATTACATCAAGGTAACCCTCTTGGTCACCGTCAACCAATTGTATTCTAACTATTGTTGAAATCATTATTATCTTAGTTTATTGGAGATACCAAATCAAATGTTACAGATAGGTTCTTCTTAATATTCTTATTATTTAATTCATACTCATTGTTCAAACTTGTGTCTTTTGCAGTGCAAGCATACCATATACCATCATACTTGATGTATGTGTGCCTTGAAGTAAATAACTGCTCGTAGTATACGTTCATATCCTCATTCATAAAGTTGGTATTCAAATTTAATATTTTGGTATACTTTGAATGGTATGTACTTTCACCTTCAGATGAAGTTTTGTAGTCAGCTACATATTTTCTATATGTTTGTCTATCAGCGTTGATGCTTTCAAATCCTCTATTCTGGAAAGCGAACGACATAAAGCTTCCTTTCCTATCCATAAACAAGATTTCAGTTGTATTAATCTTACATCTTCTATCTATATTTACTCTTAGCTTCTCAGACTTTTGCGTTGCTCCGTCCATTACATATACATCATAATACAATGTATCATCCTTTATAAGATTTGTTGTGCCAGATACCAACGAAAGTGCTCCTAGGTTACCAGGTCCAATTGAATTAGAGTAAACTGGAAATACACCAGCATTAGCTTTTGAAAGTATATCACCACCATCATTCTCGAAATATAGTAATTCACCACTTGGCTCAGTGAGTTGAAGCATATTAACGAATAAACTTTGTAGCTCCGTTGCATAGAAGTTACCTCCAAGGTCTGTTAGGAACTGACTTGAAGCACCAGACAATACATATTCATCCAAACTCCCAGATTCAAGAGCATACTCCACAACGTCCTGTGCTGCATTTACAGCTGTTAAGCTAGTTACACTTGCAATATCTAAGGTAATTAACTTTTGATAGTCTGAATATCTTGTGTCTCCAGTTGCCGCTCCACCAGAATCAACAATACCAGAAAGGTCAATTGCCACTGTTGTTGTTGATATAGCTGAAAGCACTATAAAGTAACCATCAATCAAATCTCTATCATCACCATAAGGCGCAGACCTTGAAAGGAATATTTGGTCTGATGTGATATAACCATGGGGTATATCTGTTCCTGTACCAATTAAAGCTGAATCAGAAGTAAGGGCAGTATTACCACCTGGTACTGTATGAAAGACATAATCTTGGTATGCCCAGTCAGAATTTCTACTCTCACCAAATTTAATATCATATTCATAGTATGCACCTGTTGATAGGTTTACAGCATTACTCTCAAATGTTAAAAATTTATCAACTTTGTTTTGAATTATACGAGATATATCAAACTGAGTCTGACCACTTGGGAGTGTTGGGTCTGGTGCTGCTTTATAGTCTACCAATAGATTAGATGTTCCAGCATCAAATATCTGGATAATATAACGAAACCCAGGCAATGCAGCGTTATCGCTCTGCAAAGTGAATTTAATTGGATTATATGCAGCGTGTACATCTGCTGGTTGAGAAATTACTGTAATTGCCATTTATCTTTGTTTTTTAAATATTGTATTATATTAATGTTTTCATCAATTATATCTTATAGACTTGAAGTAATCCACTTCCTTTATGTTTTTGCAGACACTCCCAAGCTATGGCCAGTGCCATTACGCAATCATCGTGGAACCCATCTGGGGCAGCAAATTTAACGTGACCGCTAGGTGATATGCTCATAGTGAACATCTCCAGTTCTGACTTTAATACATCATCATCAATTATCATTATCTTCTTAGATGCAAATGCATTTATAAGATGGTTGATTATCTCTGGCTTACTCTTAGATGTTGTTAAGAATCCTTGAATATTCCTTATTTTATGAATTTGTTTAAGGTCTTGAATAATTGGAAGACCTTGGTTATTCTCTTCAATATATATCTTGATTGGTTTCCAAAGGTTGAATATAGATACGAGACGTTCCTTTAACGCTGGAGCGCTTATATTATTAACTCTATCCATATGCACCACCTCATCGTGTTGGTTCATTATAACGGTCACATTGTAGTCACTCTTCAAAGCAACATCAATACCGATATAATAAGTGTCACCAGGTACAGGGGAATTAATTTGATTAACAATAGCTAATTCTTCTATGTTTTCAATTACTGCAGCATTATCAACGAACTCACCAAGGTACTCTTGACGGTATAATAAGCTTGGCATTGAATCTTTAGCTGATTGAATGATTCTAGGATTGGAGTAAGGGTTCTCAAGTGATGTAAACTTATATGACATACATCCGTCCTCACCAATAATACCTCTATTGTATTGTCTGAAGAACCAATTCTTTCCCTTAGGAGTACTGATTATCAGCACCTTCTTACCTCTTACATTAAGCATTGGTAGAAGTATCTCTTGATAGGTTGATTCTTTAATAAACGCTGCTTCATCAATAATAAGGTAGTCAACTGATTCACCTCTTAGTGAGTTCTCTTGTGCTCCAGAACGGAATTTGATAACACTATTGTTTTTAAATACAATTTCTATATCACCTTGAGAACCTTTGTAAGATTTGATGAACGGTGTATTAACAATCATTTCAAGAATCTGTTTATAGACCTTCTGTGCTTGCGAAGCAACTGGAGATACCCAATAGGTTATCATCTTACTTTTCGATAAGGACCAATATAAAGCTTGCTGTTGAGATAGTGCTGTCTTTCCTGATTGACGACCAGCGTTCACCGTTATGTATAATGTTGATTTATCGTTACAGGCTTCGTGAATAGGTATTTGTTTGGTATGTGGTCGATATAGCTTTATCGTTTCCATTACTCTTCTTCGGTTGAATCTGGTAAATCAAACCCAACGTTCCAGACGTGAGTTATCTCACCTGTAATCTCCTGTGGTGCATCAATACCAAGCATCTTAGCCATTTGTGCTAATGCTCTATTCCAATTCCCACGGTCCTTTACTGTTCCGTCACCATATAATCCCTCAGCTTTGCAGCTTTTTAATAATTCTTTATATTCTTGAATAAGGAATTCTCTGTCAATTTTGGCATTAACTGCCATTTTGTCCTGTTGTTCTTGAATGTAATCTTTTATAACTTCCTTTTGTAGTAGCTTGTACGCATTCTTATCTGGTGTTTTACCAGAGTAACCAGCTGCTACGTATGCTCTTGATGCGTTCATATCTAATAGATATTCATCTGCAAATATTTTCCATTTCTTATTTTTCATACCTTATTTTACCTTATTAATATATTCTGTTAGTTCATCAGTAATTTCAAACCATTCGGTATTAATCTTATCATTTGTTTTAAACCGTTTGTTTAAATGTTTAAATCTTTTATGCAATAGATTTTCCATATCACCTTTACCAGTAAGTATTTTAATCATCTCCACCTTAGTATCCAATTCGTTAGAAATAGTTCTAAGTCGTTTACTTGGGTTGTTACTTCTACCAATCTTAATTAACCCTAGGTCATCAGCAATAATAAAATATAAATCATCACATAACATTTTTTTTAATTTTATGATTAATTCTTTAGTTTCATTATCCATTTCACCATCAAGTTTTAATAAAAGTTTTTTCTTAATATCTATTGTCAACATTTCACTATCAACCTTTTTGATTTCAAGCTGTAGTTTCTTTGTTTCTAACTCTTCTCGTAACCTTTTAATGTTGTCTGAGACATTATCTACTTCTGATTGGATGTACTCTTTGATTTCTATCTTACTTAGCAATTTAGAACCATTAACCTCAGCTGTAGTTTTCTTTTTAACACTCTTATATACGCTCAAATAAGCTTGCGTGGCATTATGGCCATTAACAAGATATTCATCTGCAAATGCTAGGTGTCGTTTATTTTTTAATTCACTCATTGTTCTTGGTTTTATGTTTCTTCTTCCTCGTGTACTTCTTCTTATTTTTGTACACATTCCCTCTCGTTGCTTGTTGAAGTTCGTGTTGGGTTATTACAATCTTCTTCATCTTACCTATTCTTACACTCCTTAGAGCAATACTTCTTTTTCCTTCCACTTAGTTCGTTTCCGCATATACATAATTTCTTTCCTTTATCACCAGTGTAGTCATTTACTTCCTTTTGAATGGTTTGAAATCTATCTATTGCATCCTCTTGTGGGTCCTTATCTTCATTCTTAGAGACTTTCTTTGTTGGTGGAACTACTTTGTCCACTTTAATCTTAGCATCTCTTAGGACGGTTGTTTTTATAATACCACAATCACCAAAGCACACATCAGTTTCACAGCTATCACACCTAAAAATATCAAATCCCAAAGCTTTATACTTCGGGTAATCTGATGGCGATACGGTGAGTGGGTTGAATTTCAATCTTCTTCCTCTTGACCTATGTACAAATATAACAATTGGGTTATTTTTAATTTCGTCTTTTAATTTTAACATATGTTTGTTTTTAAATATTGTAGTGGATTGTGTTATTTATCATATTTATCATATTTCTCTTTGTAAGCGATATAGAAGGACTTCAAATCTTCCCTTAACCATTTGACGTATTTTTCACCAACACTTCTTGAGCGACCTATGTGTGCTCCGAACTTAGCATATGATGTACAACCCTCAAGGAAGTATATCTCCCATACGACTTTTTCTTCTAATGTAGATAGTTGTTGATAGTATAATTCACTTATTGCTTTATAGTCTGTAATGGCCAGTTCGTTGAAAATCTTCTCTTCTATTCCACCCTCATTAACCTGGTTGTATTTTTCTACATTGAATTCTACCAGTTTTGATGCCCTATGATAGCAATCTAATTCTCTAACCCTTGAATTCTTCCAATTGGTATGATTGAATATGAATGTGCTAATGTATTTACTTAATTCAATCACATCATTTATATCATCCTTTCGTTTAGTTACATATAGATAACACTCTGTAAGGAAGTAATCTGGAGATTCTTTAAATATATTAGTTTTAAAGAATTGATTCTTTATGTAATTTTTAATATCACTATGGTTTGCCGTGAAGTATTTGTCAATCGCTCGTTTAGTCATTGTTCTTTTTTTCTTTTAATCGTTATCTTCAATTGGCTCATTATCTACCAACCACTGCGTTACTGTAGCAGCCAGCTTACGTCTCTCAGCAGTTGAACACATACAACCAGTAATTGCAATTCCAGATGCATCTTTAAATTGCCTTCTAAGGTTTACAGCATTTACTTTTGAAAGCTTACCTTCTGCTAATCCTTGCAATCTCTCTCTATCTGTCATTTCTCTTATTTTTTTCACTAATTTCTCTATACACTTCAATTGAAGTATTAATCATTTCTTTAACATCCTCTTCTTCAATTCCTCCACCAGTTGTCATCAGTATTATAAACATCCTGTAAATTTCTGCACAATGCATATATGCTGCAGATGTATCTATTTCTGATATTCTATTAAGTATAAACCCATACTTGGCAACTAATTCTATTTTAAAAATAAATGGTAAGATGTCTGTATTTTTTAGGTGCATATTTAAATCAAAGACATCAAGGAGAATTTCTTCCTTAACATTTTCAAAGATGTCACTTAATTCATCAACGTTAAAAAGGTCTATCCAGCGTCTTCTTTCTTCTTCTCGTTCGTTATTATTTTCCATTATATTTTTTTAATTGTTTGAACTGGTTTTTTTAAATCTGTAACCAATTTCCACTCTTTATCATTTACGTTATAATTATTCTTCGGCAGATACTTCCAAGAAAAGTTATACTTCCATGGCTCATCCAGATAATAAATTTGAGTTCCATCTTGAGCAAAATTGATGTAGCACATCTGAACTTCTATTCCTTTACCTTTAAGTTCTTCTTTCTCTTTCATCATACCGCTTGCTTTTTTATATTCCAAAAATGGGCCATACTTTTCGAAGAAGTTCAATTTAAAGTTGTCACGCACTTTTATTTCTCCAATGAAATAAGTTGTACCTGATTGCATTTTAACGTCATAAGATGACTCTACTGGTGTGTAGTTGTATCTGTTGATATTATTTGAAGCTGCGAATTGAGTGAATTTCAATTCCTCTTCCACTTGCTTATTGTCAATATATTCTTGCTTGTTCATATTTTGTTTGTTTCTATTTATAAATACAATGAAAAAAAGTAAAAACTAAATTATTATTATTTATATTGGAAATTTTGTAAATATTCCAACGCTTCTTCGCTGTTTTTTATTTTTAAGTTTGTTCTTAAAATGATTTGTCTAATTCTCTCTGCACTAATTTTAAACTTCAATGCTGTTTCTTTATTTTTCTTTGGCCAATCGTCCAAAAATCCAAAGTGGTAAACAAAAATGGTCCAGTCACGCTTCTTTACTTTATTAACCAATTTATATAAATAGTCTATATCTATTTTATCATTGAATAATTCTTCACTTTCATCTTCAAGTTCAAACGGTTCATCATCTATGTCTATTTTCTTGTCAATGTAGAAGTAGTTTGCATAATCTCTTTTTTTTTCTTTAATAGAAGACTTCACTATATTATGTTTATTCCTTAGATAGCTTATAATTGCGTTTAGCATTGATGTATATACATACAGCGAGAAGTCTATCTTATCTATTTTATATTGACTAAGAGATACTGCAAGTGATTCATTGGCCACCTGGAGCAATTCAAAAAGAGTGGAGTCGGTGGTGGAATTATAAAACATTATCTTACCCACCGCTTTAACGGCTAATCTCTGTAATGAATTAACTACTCTATCTCTATCTTCACCATGGATAGCTAATTGATTTAGTTCTTTATTTGGGATTGGCTCATATTTATTAGCTCTTAATTTATCTCTATGTTCGTTGAATGTCATATATATCTTTATTAATAAATAGGAAGAAAAAAACTTAAATCGAAGTGAAAAACATTTTTATTTAAGAATTCTTTTGTTTAAAGTAAATTATGAGAAAAGATAAATTGATTATAAAAAAAGAAAAAGGGTATAGTGCGAAGGCAATGGCGCTTAATACTCCAAGCAGAGATGTTAATATTGAATTCAATATTAAGTATATGCTCCCCCAGAAGGATGTTCCAGAAAAGGAGAAAGAGATTAGAGCTCGTATAAAGGAATGGTTTAAGTCATCTACCGTCTTGGACAATAAATATCTATTAGTCGTTGTAAACAGGCCTGAGACATATAAATATCTTGATAAGGTGAGGTCCATGTGCTTCTATATCGAAATAAGTTCACTTACAATAGATATGGTTGAATGTGGAGGAAAAGGTCCAGGTAGCTTTTTAGATTTATTTGGTGATGAACTGGATAGGTTGGTCACTTTCTTCGGAATTGAATAGCAGGTGGTTCGGCATATGTATTTCTTTTTCTCTTTTTTAAATAAATACATAATACCGTTCATCATCCTATACATACCGTTCATCATATAATTAAACACAAGACTTGAGTTAAGGGAATTAATTAACTATATATATACAGACGCTCACATACCGTTTAATGTATGTGCCGAGTTGCGGGGGAGTAATTACCTCCGCTCTCTGCCTCGGTTAACAAGCAGATATTAAAATTAGAGATATGAAACACACAGTAACAGACAATCAAACAGGTACAGTATTACAGACTGGATTAACTTATTCACAAGAAGTAGTTATTACTCCAGTAGATACAGATACAATCACTAAAGGCGATTTACCACAATCTACAACCAACTATCACAACACCCCTTATTCCGATACATTTTTATATATACCAAAAGGAATAGATTTAAAGCAACTTATTTTAGATAAAGGAAGGAAGGAGCGTTTCTTCTTTCACTACGCTTATATCATATCTACAATCTATCTAGGAAGATTTAAGAACAAGAAACTAACAAAGGATTCTTTTGTTAATTTGAATACAGATACATTAAGAGAAGTTATTAGCCAGAGGAAGTGTAAGGAGATTATAGGTGACCTAATAACATGGGATATAATAGAATGTGATTACAAGAGAAAGGTAGGGAGCAAGAGTTACGGTTACAGGTTCCCAACTAACAGCCCCTCTTATTCCGATACATTTTATAGAGTCAAGATTGAAGATAAATTAATAATAAAAAAGATGAACAATTTCAAAGAAAAACAAAGATTAGAAGCAAGAGCAGCTGGAGCAGATTATGAACACCTATTTAACTATATCCACAAGATAAAGATTAATCAATCTGCCGCAATGAAGTATATCAACGATAATTACACACCATACTCAGATGAATATGAAGCAAGACGTTTATCAGTTGAACTTATAATTGGTGGTGACATATTCTTTATAGTTGACTCTAAAGGCAATAGAGCTCACACCAACCTAACCAACCTAGCAAGCGATTTAAGGCAGTTTATTACCTTTGAAGGTAGAAAGCTGGGTCAGGTTGATTTAAAGAACTCACAACCATTCCTTCTTAATTTAATCCTAAAGAAAAGAATAAATATGAGGAATGAAAAAGAGTATGCGGAGTATGCCAAATATAAAAAACTAACAGAAGACGGTATCTTCTACGAATATTTAATGGAAGCATTTGGAATTGATAATTCAAATGACAAAGCAAGAAAGGATTTTAAACTATTATTCTTTGGCCGTGTCTTTTTTGATGTAAATAGAAAGAAGCTAAAGAAGGAAGAAGAGTTATTTAAGAATTTATTCCCAACTATCTTTAGAATAATAAGAGAGGTGAAGCAGGAGGATTACACACAGCTTGCAATTTCACTACAGAAGGTTGAGAGTAAGGCGGTGATTACAGAGTGCGTAAGAAGGATTCGAATTGAGGAACCAGATATGTTCGTAAGTACCATTCACGATTCAATTGTCGGTGAACTACACAACCTAGATTACTTTAGAGAAGTGCTTGAAGATGTATTTGCACTTAACTATAATTTAAATCCAGGTATTAAAACAGAAAAGTTTTAAATAAAGTTACTAACATTTTTCGATTTACTTCGATTTAATGAAATTTGTTTGTATTTATAATTGAACACAAAAACTAAAAGCGATGAAAGAAAACATAAAAGAAATGAGTAATGCACAGTTGAATCAAATGCTATCTCTCATAAAACACAAGGTGGAGCACCAAGATTTGGTCCAAGCAATTGAGTTAGAATTGTATTCAAGGGTGTTTACTAAACATGTAATAAGCGAAGTAGTGCCGCCAATTGACTTACAAAAGGCATTAGATAAAGCTGTAGCAGAAGAGCGCTATGAGGATGCTGAATTAATTAAACAACAAATAAACAAACCAAAGCAAGGGAGATGAAGCTTTAAGAATCTCAATAAATAAATATATATTATGGAAAAAGAAATGCAAGAATTGATTAGAGGAGAAATGATTGAAGCAATTAAAATTACAGATTTCTCTAAATTCGAATTTACAGACGGTGAAGTCAAAATTAACTTCATTCAAATATTTAGTGAAAATTCATTAAAAGATAAAGTAAGATTCTCAAAAAAAACAAATAAGAAGATGAAAATATTATCAGAAAAAAGTTATAAAGAACTTATGTTCAACAAAGTACAAATTGAGGCTATTAGAAGTTTTTTCCTTAAAAATAGAGATTGCAAAGATTATGTAGCAACAAGTAAACAACTTAAAGCTTTTCAGTTAAATCCAGGTTGCACAGCTAGTGCTATAATCGGTGTAATGGAAGAAGCTTTTAAAAACAAACCAAATGACTGATTACGAACAAGGGCAGATAGACCTCATTCAACATATAAAGGATGAGGTCTTGAAAATCGAAGAGCAAACAGACGGTGTAGATATTATGATTGACATTATCTATCTACTCAAAGGATTGGAAACAAGAATAAAAAACAAATAAGATGACACTATTTTTAAACTTACTATTGATTGCCTGGTTCATCACACAGTTTGAACCACTGCAGGATTTGATTCAAGGCACCTTAGCTAAACTTGCAGACAAGTTCACTAGCAAAGTGGGTGAATATATCATTGGGTCAATTATGGTTGGAGCAGGGTGCTTTAAATGTGTAAGCTTTTGGTTGGTCCTAGGTGTGACATTCGATTTTTACTTTTCAGTTTACGCTGCAATAATTGGCCAAGTGTATCAGAATTTGATATTAAATGAAAAATAAATGAATATTTCCATTGCCAGTCAAGATAAATAGATTACCTTTGAACAAAACAAACAAATTAAGCGATGATTTTTGAAAAAGTATACACAGGTAAGGTAATAGGAATGAAATTAGTTGGTGGTGATGAACTTGGCAACAGATATTACGAGGTTGAATTTAAGAATAACAAAAAAATATTCTATCAAACTCACATCAAAAGAAATCTACCAATTGCCATGGAAGCTATTATAAGGTTCACAGGTGACTTCATAGAGAATTCAACACCAAAGTTGTTTAAGATTGATGAAGTACTCGATATTGAGCACTTAAATCAACTTCACCTACAAGAATATAAGTGCTCACAAAATACTATCTTGGAGAGACAGTAGAATATATAATTACCAGGGCTGTTTTTTAAAGGTTACATCGCTTGTTCCTTAAAGTTTTGGCGGCCCTGGTTTTTTATTAAAAGCGATGAGTGTAACATTATTTTAATTTGCACGTATAAATAAATATAAACATAAAGAAAAATAAGCGAAATGAAAAAATTAGTATTAGTATTATTATTAGCAGCGTTAACATTTGGAAGCTGCAAGAAAGAAGAAGTAGACACAGTTGTTGAATCAGACCCAGTAGAAGAGGTTGATTGTAAGTGTGGTGAAATAGTTTGGGTGTCATCTGAAGCTGATATAGTTTTTGGAGATGGTTCACTTACCTACTATTGGGATTACACAGTTAAAAACTATTGTACAGGAAATCTATATGACTGGACGGCCACAGATGGACAACCATATGTTCACGAAGAAAAATGTTTAGGCCTTGAATGGTAAATAAAGAAGTGGAATTGTGGTTTAGGGTCCCTATGCAGAAATGTGTGGGGCTCTTCTTTTTATACCATTCAATCAATGATTACTACCGTTCATCATTTAGTTGTGAGAAATAGTTTTTTGAATGTATTTATAATAAAGAAACAAACAACAATTATTATGGAGAAGGAATTAGAAGAGAAGTTAGAATCAATTATTAAGAAATTAGATGATGCTATTGCGAGTGTCAAACAAACCTTGGCCAACGTAAAGAAGGTATAAGGAATTTAGTTTTAGTTTAAAAAAAACCCCAAACAGTTATGTAAGGGGTTTTTTGTTATACAATTCTTTCATTATATTAATACCCTTTATCTTTTAGTTGTAATATTCCATTGAATATGCCTTCAACTATTCTATCTTCTTCATTCATCAGAAATTGGCACTCTTCAAAGTTGGTCATAAAACCACACTCAATGAGCACAGCTGGACAATGTGTTCTTTTTAATATGTAGAATCCAGCCTCTTTAATCCCACGGTCTCTGATTTCTGTTACTACATCAATATACTCAATATGAATTATTTTAGCAATGTAATCTGATTTAGTTTTTCCTCTTGAAGTGAAGATTTCAAATCCATTTGCGGATGAATCTCTAAAAGCATTTGCGTGAATTGATATGAGGATTGTATCATTTACTTCAGAATATATCTCATTAACCATTTTAACACGCTCTGACAGACTTGTATCCTCCCAGGTGTCTACTAATATAGTTGAGGTAATATTATAGTCAGAGCATAGCTTAGATAACTTCTCTACAATCGAGCGATTAAATACTCCTTCAAACAATTGAGTGCCATCGCTCCACTTTGGTGAGCGTTTACCTTTAGTAACATATTTCCCAGTTGATGGATTAATTCCACCATGGCCGTTATCAAAAAGTATATGCATAATATTATTATTATTATTATTATTTTATTTTTCACTTGGTTGCGCTGGATAATCACCATTACTACCAATACTAAATGTTAGTTTATCGAACTTATCTTTCAATGAAATTATCTTCAATTTAACCTCAATTGGTGTCAAATCATCAAACACTAATTCTCTTGTTTCTACTTCTGGACAGAATTTATCTATCTGGGCATTGAGCATTTTCTTTACTTTACTGCTTTTATTTGTCATTTCTATCTAGTTTTTCTAATCTAATTTCAATAACAGAACGCATTTTTCCAATCTCAGCAAGTAATGCAGCGTGTTGAATCTTATCTGTATCTTCGAACTTCTCAAAAAACGAAAGTACTTTATACAATATCTCAAGATTCTCCTTGTTGCAATCCATAATTACAACATTAAGTTTATTGTTTGTTTCCTCTTTTTCTTTTACTTGGTTCTTAAGATACCATACAACAGCTATTAGTATTCCAATTACTGGAGACAGTTGGGCAGCACTTATTAATAAATCTTCAATCATAACTTTGGGTTTAGGGTGTTTCTCTTATTTAAAAAAATGTAATATCTCTGTTGTAACCTTTACCATCTTCTGGTACGATGTCAACAATTGTACAGTTGTTATTTGCGTCAGCTATGAATTCTGGGTAATCAGCTTTATTTAATCTAAGGTGCGCCTCTATTCTTGAATCAAAGAACTCTGCTTTGTTCGTATAGTGCCTTGAGATTAAACCAATCTTATTCAAATCACTTGCCGAAGAGTTAATACCATTTTGGTCTTGTGGTCCCTTATTGGTTATCTGACCAGATGTGGTGATGTAAACATCAGCAGCTGCTCTCCAAAGTAATGATTGTTGGATAAGTGTAATCAAAGTAACCTCAGCTGCATTAGCTGTTTCAGCGTTATACACTGTAAGTAAGTGGTCATAAAAGTAGCTACCAACTCTCGATTCTACCCACATTGCTGCTAAGGTTGGAATAAGCGGTGAGATAAGTTGCGCATCCACATTGCCTAATACGGTAGTGAAATCCTTCAGACGACTTTCTGTTATAAAATATATCTTGCTTGCCATAATTAATCTTCTTTTAAAAATTCTTCTATTGTTGCTTTGTCAAATCCATAAGCTGATAACCTAGAACTTGCAACTGCTTTGTTTAATCTGCCTTTACCATAGTCTCTGATGATTCTATAAATGTCGCTGTTCTCTTTAGCTGAAAGTCCTTTAAGGTTGTCATTAACCTCAGCAGCTGGGCTATTCTCAAGTAAGGCTTTACTTGCAGTAGATGCCTCAAACTCCTTAGACTCAACGTCTTGAACTTGGCCGTTAATGATTTGGTAGTTGTTTAAAACGAAATCACCTTTGATTCCAAATATCATAAGGATGTCATCCATCGCTTCTTCAATTTTTCCTCTATATGGAATTACAACGTTCTTTTCCCAGATTGGGTATACCGCTGTAATATCGGAACCAGAACCTAATCCCCCAGTACCTTCAATTATCAACACTGGGTTGATGCTATGTGCTTGACATATCTTCTCATCAATTCTTCTGAACATTCCTTCAAATGCTTTATCGTTTTGATTAGCTGGGAATGATTCAATTGTAGGTAGATTATCTTTACCGTCAGCAGCGAATACCAATACTGGTACAACTTCACCTTCTTTGTTGGCTACATCATCTTTAAATTGATTAAATTCCTCTTGACTATCAAAAGATTTTGGTCTACTTATTACAGTTGAACCAAATATTGATTTCTCGATGTTCTTCTTTTGAAGTGTAGATGATTGACCATCTAAATAACACCAGTTGAATGATGCAATCTCTTTTGGAAGTGCATAACAGTCTTGACCTGGTGATTCACCAACATCTGTAAATGTATAAATACTACATTCATCTTTGCTTGTAATTGAATACACTGGTAATGTTGCATAAGTATTACTTGTAAGCCAGTTATTTGAAATCCAATACAATGTTGAATCAGCATTATGACGTACCTTAGATGGGATAACTCTCTCTAGTTTATATGGTACTCCATCTTTTTTATATATCTTGATGTGACATCTGCCGTGCATTTTAATATCTAAGGCAACACCTCTTAAAAGCTTGTTGAATTTAGATTGCTTGATGAATGTGTATTCTGCAACTTTCTCTTTACCTGTCTTTTCTCCTTCAATTTCATATCCACCACCAATAGCAGCATTAATTTGAAAATCAATAAGAGATGAATGTAATGGTGATTGGTAATACATTTGGTCAATCAAGCTTGGATATAAGTTATCCCAACCAAATCTAACGAACGTACCACTGCCTTGGTAATTTGAATCAATATAAGGCTTTGTAACGTCACCTTTACCAATTTTAACTAATGGTGTACCGAATTGTTGATGAGTAACCTTAGCATTGCCTAAATCACTTGTGTTAGTGAATTCTTGTTTCTTATTTTTTCTTGTAAAAAATCCCATAATTAATAGTAAATGTCATTTATTTTTGATGATGATGTGTTAACTGTTTTTTCTATTTCAACAACAAGTATATCTCTTTCGATATATGTACCAGTCACAGCTGAAGTAGATAATGTTAATCCGCTTGATTCATAAACCTCATATTCATATTGTCCACCGTCAAGCGCCAGCGGTGTATTGATACCTCCAACAGTTGAACCAGTTGGTGATTCAGTTAATGTAAATAGGTTGTAAGCGTTCTCGTAAGCACTTGTATCTGTTAACATAAAATATATGCTATTCTTGCTTACATTATAGATGTCATCATTATCATTATTACTCATCACCTTGGTTAATTTCCAGAGGTAATATGGATTCGTTAACGTTATCTTGCCTTCAAATCTAGTGATAAAATTGTTTGCAGTATCTTTGTTAATAAAAATCATTCATCATTGTTTTTAAATATTGTAGTAACCAATGTAAAACAACATTTTTTAAATAAGAAAAGGGTACCTAACTAAATAGATACCCTTTCCTAAAGAACAAGCCTTTAATTTTATTCTTAACGTTTTTTAGATAACGCTTGTTACGGCTGCAGATGTTACGAAATATGCAAGCTGCTCTGCTTCTGCCATAAAGGTTAAAGTATACTTTGAACCTTCTGTTTTAGCTGCTCCAGTACCATCAGCGATAGTATTAAGCTGTGCTTTTCTCATATACACATAAGAGCCGTCATTTTGAAGAACGATAATGTCAACATCTCTCTGGCCAGAAGCGATAAGTGAAATCTTTCTTGATTTAGAAGCGTCTCTACCGTGGATAG